GACATACATAGAAAATGTCTTAACCTTCATCATGGTATTAACATTTCTAATGACTTTATGGAACTTATAGAGAAATGTATTGCAGAACCCACTTATGATGACAGTTGGAATTTAATAGACCCTCATACAAAAGAAATAGTTAGGACTGTATCAGCAAGAGAGTTGTGGCAAAAATTATTAGAAACACGAGTTGCTACTGGTGAGCCTTATGTTTCATTTATAGATACTATCAATGACGCATTGCCTGAAACACAAAAGAAACTAGGATTAAGAGTTCATCATTCTAATTTATGTACCGAGATTACATTACCTACGAATGAAAACCGAACAGCAGTGTGTTGTTTGTCTTCTGTAAATTTAGAAAAGTATGATGAATGGCAAAAAGAACCTTTGTTTATTCCTGATTTAGTAAGGTTCTTAGACAATGCTTTATCTTTCTTTATAGAGAATGCACCAGAAAATGTATTTAGAGCAAAGTTTAGTGCGGCTAATGAAAGAAGTATTGGATTAGGAGCTATGGGTTTTCACGCATATCTACAATCTAAAGGTATTCCTTTTGAAAGTGCATTAGCAAAAGCTATGAACTTAAAAATATTTAGAAAGATTAAAGAACAAGCTGTTGAAGAAAGTAAAAGTTTAGCAATTAAAAGAGGTGAAGCACCAGACATGGAAGGTACTGGAATGCGTAATGCTCATTTATTAGCTATTGCTCCTAACGCTTCCTCTTCAATTATTTGTGGAACTACATCACCTTCAATAGAACCTTTTAGAGCTAACGCTTATGTGCAAAAAACTATGTCAGGTTCTTTCTTAGTTAAAAATAAATATTTAGAAAAGCTATTAACTAAAAAAGGATTAAACACAGATGCAGTGTGGCAATCTATTGTAGCTCAACGAGGTTCAGTATTACATTTAGATGAACTTTCTGATTATGAGAAAGACACATTTAAAACAGCAATAGAAATTAATCAACAATGGGTAATAGAACATGCGGCTGATAGACAGCAATATATATGCCAAGCTCAATCAATAAATGTTTTTGTTCCTGCTGATGTTAATATTAAAGAACTCCATGACATACACATGTTGGCATGGAAAAAGAAAATTAAAACACTGTACTATTGCAGAAGTGAAGCAATTAAACGTGCAGAGTTATTATCAAAAAAAGTAGAAAGGACAATCATACCTGAAGCTGATTGCTTGGCGTGTGAATAATATAATATGAAAAAATTACTAGCAGAACTTAATGCACTATCTTTGTATTACCGTGAAGGTATTGCAGGTGCATGGGCAGGTTTTTTATTAGGCTTACTTGTGGGAGCAATGATATGACATACAGTACAATATTTGATGACATAGACAAACCAAGAAGAAAAAAAAGAATTAAAAGAAAACCAAAACAATCCGTATTATGGACTGTGTACCACACGGTCTTAGCAGTAGAATTGTTAGTTATAATTATAATAGAAGGAATAGAATTATTAAGATGAGTTTATTTAAAAAAAGAGCATACTACAAACCGTTTGATTACGATTGGGCTTTTCAATCATACGATATGCAACAAAAAATGCACTGGCTACCTAGTGAAGTTCCATTGCATGAGGACGTAAGAGATTGGAATGAACGATTAACTGTAGAAGAAAAAAACTTAATAGGACAAATCTTAAAGTTTTTTACTCAAGGAGATGTAGATATTGCTCAAGCATATTTAGATAAATATATTCCACAATTTAAAGCACCAGAAGTTAGAATGATGCTATCTGCTATAGCTACAAGTGAAGCTAATCATGCACATAGTTATTCCTTGTTAAATGATACTATTGGTTTACCTGATAAAGAATACAAAGCATTTCAAGAATACAAAGAGATGTCCGATAAACATGAATATTTGTTTACATCTAAAGGCAAAGGACTAGAAGGATTAGCTAAAGAGATAGCATGTTTTTCTGCTTTTGGTGAAGGACTACAATTATTTGCTTCGTTTGCAATGCTTCTTAACTTCCAAAGATATGGACGTATGAAAGGAATGTGTCAAATCGTAACTTGGTCTATCAGAGATGAGACACACCATGTTGAAAGCATGATTAAATTGTTTCATCAATTAATTAAAGAAAACCCAAATATTTGGACAGAAAAATTTAAAGCAAGTATCTATCAAACAGCTAGAGACATGGTTGATTTAGAAGATAAGTTTATAGATTTAGCATTTACAATGGGTGGTATTAGAGGACTTAAAGCAGAGGAAGTAAAACAATATATTCGATATATTGCAGATAGAAGATTGCTTCAACTGTCTTTAAAACCTAATTATGGTGTTAAAACTAATCCTTTAGCGTGGTTAGATTGGGTTTTAAATGGTGTAGAACATGCTAATTTCTTTGAAAATAGAGCCACAGAATACAACAAAGGTACTGTAACAGGTAATCTTTGGGACTAACCTTACACTTTTAGATGAAAAACGTAATGGAAGATTTAGTTCTACCTGAAAATGTTAATGACTTAATAGAGTTATTAAACAAAGTTTACCCTGAAAAATCCCCTGATTTAAAAGATGATACTAAAACTATTTATTTTAAAGCAGGTCAAAGGGACGTTGTAAATTTTATTAACACACTAAAAGAGAGGGATAGCTAATATGTGCGGCTCAAGACCAAAAATGCCACCACCACCTAAACCTGCTCCAATGCCAGTTAACACTTCACAAACTGTGGGTGAACAAACTGCACCAGAGCTTGTCACGGCAAATGAACAAGAGTTAGATATTAAAAAGAAGAAGAAAAAGAAATCAGGCACAAGTGCTTTAAATACTTCTTCAGGTTTAAATATCGCTACTAGCTCAAGTCTATAATAAATGGAATATGCAGGTAGTTTACAGAAAGCAAATACAGCTAAAGAACGATACAATAAACTACTTACAGAAAGAGAACATTATTTAGATAGAGCCGAAGAGTGTAGTGAGCTTACTATACCCTCATTAATTAAACCTGAAGGTTTTACATCTTCAAGTGATTTATATAATCCATTCCAATCAGTTGGTGCAAGAGGTGTCAACAATCTAGCAAGTAAACTTCTTTTACTTCTACTTCCCCCAAACTCCCCATTTTTTAGATTATCTATTGCAGGTGACGCTAAAAAAGAATTAGAAGAAAATAAAGAAATGAAAACAGACATTGAGAAATCTTTGTCTGTTATTGAAAAAGAAGTATCAAATAAAATTGAACAACTTGCTTTAAGAGTTTCAGTATTTGAAGCACTTAAACATTTAATTGTTGCAGGGAATGTCTTAACTTATTTACCTAAAAAAGGTAGCATGAGAGTGTTTCCTTTATCTCAATATGTAATTAGAAGAGATGCTTCAGGTAATATTTTAGAAATAGTTATTTGTGAAAAAGCAAGTATCCTATCTTTAGGAAAAGAAGTAGCGGCACAAGTTATATCTGACCCAGATTATAAATCAGATGAAGATATAGAATTATATACACACATTTATAAATTAAATGATGATGAGTTTTATGTTTGCCAAGAAGTAAACGGTATTAAAATTCCTGAAAGTCAAGGTACATTTAAAAAAGAAAGAATGCCTTACCAAGCTCTAAGAATGGTTAGAGTTGATAATGAAGATTATGGTAGAGGGTATGTAGAAGAATTTATTGGTGATTTAAAATCATTAGAAGGTTTATCACAAGCACTTGTAGAAAGTGCGGCGGCATCATCTAAAGTTGTTTTCATGGTTAGACCTAACTCTGTTACTAGAAAAAAAGATTTAGCTATGACTAGAAATGGTGACATTATTACTGGAACAGCAGAAGACGTAACCGTTTTACAAACACAAAAACAATACGATTTACAAGTAGTTGAAAGAAGTATTGCAAAATTAGAAGAAAGAATGTCTTACGCATTTTTACTACACACAGCAATACAAAGAGATGCTGAAAGAGTTACAGCACAAGAAATTAGATACATGGCAGAACAATTAGAAACTGCTATGGGTGGTATATATTCATTATTATCACAAGAGTTTCAATTACCTTTAGTTTCTATTCTTATGAAAAGAATGGAACAAGCAAATGAAATACCAAAACTACCTAAAGGAACTGTCCAACCAACTATTATTACTGGTATAGAAGCATTAGGTAGAGGAAATGATTTACAAAAATTAAGAGAATTTGTTGCAGAGATAGGAAATCTTGCACAGATAAATCCACAAGTTGTTCAGGCGTTAAACCCAAATGATTTAATTAAACGTATCGCTATTGGTTTAGGGATTGATACAGATGGTCTTATTAAATCAGAAGAGCAAATAGCTCAACAACAAATGGCAGAACAAGAAGCTCAACAAGAGCAAATGGAAAATGACCAAATGATGCAAATGGCAGAGAAAGCAATTCCTCAAGTTGCAAATAATATTACTAAACCACAATAAGGAAAATAACAAATGGTAGAAACAGTAGAAATAAAACAAGAAGAGACTACTAGCGAAAAGCCAGTAGAGGAAAATGTTACACAAAGTAAACCTGAAGGTTTGCCAGAAAAGTTTAAATCAGTAGAAGACTTGGCAAAATCATATCAGGAATTAGAAAAGAAACTTGGTGACAGCCAACCTAAAGAAACCGAAGTATCTAAAAATGATAATTCAGATTTAGATATAGCTGAAAAAGCAGTTGAGACCGCAGGGTTAAACATGGACACTCTTGCGTCTGAGTATGCTGAAAAAGGTGAGTTAGATGAAAAATCTTACGAAGCATTAGAAAAAGCAGGAATACCTAAAGATTATGTAAATCAGTTTATTGAAGGTCAAAAAGCTATTGCAGACCAACAAGCATCTTCTATTAAAAACATGGTAGGAGGCTCTGAAGCATATACTGAAATGACAGCATGGGCGGCAGAAAATATGTCTGAGGAAGAAAAATCTGCATACAACACAGCAGTCAATTCTAAAGATATTGAAACAGCAAAGTTAGCTGTCGTAGGATTAAAAGCTAAATTTGAAAAAGCTAATGGTAACGAACCAAATTTACTTGAAGG